TCCATTATTTGCATTAAATAAACCAACTTTTTGTTTTAAATTTGTAGTAGGTTCGTTCATTACAAATGTATTAAAAATAAGCAATGACTTACCAGGTTGATAAGACATAACTCTTTTAGATTGTCTTATTGTTTTAGATCCAGCTGCTTCTGTTACATTTAAATTAACTGTAGATTTATTAGCTGTATAAGTAACACTTCCACCATTTGCAGTTGATGGATCAAATAAATTATTCTGTGACATTATATTTTTACTGTCAAAGATTGTAAGTGGGTTTGATACTCTTAATCTTCCGAATGCATCAACATTATTGCCCCCTATACTTACAGGTTGTGTAGTAATATTTATATTTTCACAACTCATTAGCAGCCAAACCTCATGTTAAACCATGTAAATCTTTGTAACTCTTGTTTTAAATCTTCTTGAAAAGAAAAATTTAATTGATCTTTTAAAGTCTCTAAAGCTTGTAAAACTTGTCTTTGATTCTCAGGAGAATATTGTTGAGCTGGTTCAGGTATGTATGTTGTAATTTTTGCCATTAGCGTCTTCCATCAGGTTGAATGTCTACTCTAAATAATCCATATCTCCAATTTTGATCGACAGCTTCATTTTCAACTTTAATACTCATTAATCTATTTCTTGCTCTAGTATCTATTTTAGTTGTAGATGAAGTTACAGTATAAGGTCCTAACATCTGACTATTTTGTGTTTGAGATGGATAATCTCTTAATAATAATGTTACTTTAGCATTTCCATCAAGTATTTTAAAGTCAGGAATAAATCTATTTATCTTCATTAAAAACTGACCATCTCCTTCAATATCTAAATCAAAATCTCCAGATTCAATAAATGCAGGTATTGCAGTTTTAGTTCCTGATATATCTACATCATTTACCCCTGTTTCATGTTCATAATAAATAGATGCACCATTAGCATTAGTTACACCATTAATAGTTGGAAACGTTGGTAACATAGTATCATCATATTTTGTTGCATAAGGTTTATCAAAAATATCAGCATCCGCATAAGATGTTCTTGCTAAAGACATGGTTGTCCAGTTGTTTTCTAAATAATTATATACAACCGATCTATCATTTTGAATTGAATTTGCAGTTGGATAAAACCATATAATTTCATTATATAAATTATTATGTGATCCATAGATAATATCTGAAGTACTATAATTAATTCCTAAATTATCTCCACCCGTTGTAAATACAAAGTCTTCAACTAACGATGGTAATTGTTTAACGGTACCATCGTAAACAAAAAATCCACCACCAAAACCCATCCAAAATACAGCACCTTGTGCATAGACAATTGAATTTTGACTAATGCAACCACAATTTGTTCCAACTTGTCTTACAGAGAATACAAATGGAGGACCAACAAATTGAATAACGTATGCTGCAGAATTAGTTAATACAAAAATATAGTCTTTTCCTTGAATAGCGCCTACAATAAAATTACCTGTATCCAGTCTAAAAGTACCTGCCGTATTGGTTGCAGTAGGAGCATAAGTATTAAAGTCTTCTTGATTTGAAAATCTTATAAACATTGGATCTTGAGTTGAAGGAGACCCAATAGTTGTTTCTGTTCCAAGTAAAAATAAATGTCTATCTCGATCTGATACAATACTCATCACAGAAGCCGTTGGGGCACCTGAGATAACAGTTGCTCTATTTAAAAGAGGTGTTGGAACACCTGGGTTCCATGAAAATGTTTTACCATTTCTAATGGTTGCAATTAATATTTGTCCAAAGTTATCAAAAGACCAAAGTCCTGGTGATAATGTAACTCCTGTTGTAGTTGCCTGTCCCCACCCTGTAAATGTAGATGCATCAAAAACAATTGCATTGTCTAAATGAGATACAGCCGTTGTTCCACTTGCTCCTCTTACACAACCTGTAAAATCTGTAGCAGTTTTTGCAGTATACGTTATTAATTCTGAATCTATTAAAATAGTCCCAGCTGCCGGAAATCCAGTTGTTGAATCTACTACAATAGTTGTAACTGAATTATCAATGGCTCCATTTAATTGATTTTGTAATGATCCTGGAGTAAGTCCGCTCCATACCCCTGTACCAAAACCAAAGCCTGAAGTTTGAAAAGGTGGACCAATAATTATATATGGAGTTGTAGTAATAGTAGATCCTCCCCCTGACATACCAGTACCTGTTTCTGTTGTTGGCATAGTAACTGTAAAAGTATTGGAAGTTGGAGTTGATATAATTTCAAAAGAATTAGTTGTAAAATTAGCATTTGAAAAAGTTGTAACACCACCCCCTGCTAGAGATGGAGATGTAAATATAATGTAATCTCCAACAGATAAATTATGAGATGTTTTTGTAACTGTTACTGTTGCAGATCCTGTTGTTGAAGCTAATGTACAAGATGTAAGAGCTGTGCCTAATGGAGTGATATCATAAAAAACACCATCTGAATAAATAACTAATAATTTATTCGTTCCAATTGCGACATAACGATTGCCATCTAATGCAGTCCAAGTTAAAATTTCTCTTGCTGAACCTGCAAGTCTTGAAGATGTAGTTTGCTGCCAGCCACCTATTTTTTCAGGATAGCCATATCTAAATCTTACAAAATCACCATCAATCCACTGACCTTCTGCAGCAGTTGATGTGTCCTGTTTATTGAATCCAGCTTTTAATGGTATCTTTTTTAATGGCATAAATCATTATACTTAATATATGTTTAAAAGCCAGATACTATATAACATTATCTAGCAGTAACTGGTATTCCGCCTGATGTTACGAATGGGTTTTCGGCGAATGCCATGTAAATAAATTTTCCACCACTTCTATTCATATTGGTATCGCTACTTCTAAGTTTAAAACCATTACTTACAAAATCAGTTTCGTGATCGGCTGATCCTTCTGCGTTAGTTGAATTTGCAAGTAAAACTTTATTAACAACATTAAAAGTACTTCTTTTATTATCTAATATTCTCCAAGAATTAACATTACCAGTTTCTTTAACCATAATCCAAGCAGGTTTAAATCCAGTGTATACGAATGTTCCATCAGCAGAACCATTACCTGTGTATGAACCAAATTTGCTATATCCTTTTATTTCAGCAAAGCAGTAGGCAATCATAGCATCACCAGAACCATTACTTCCATTATAATCACCTAAACTAAATACATTTGAGTTTATAGTAACAGTAGTGTTTCCTAAAACATTGACATCATCTGATTCTGCACCTGTTGAGTTTAAATATAATATGTTTGGATTTGCTTGAGATACAAAAGCAGATTTATGATAAACGCACCAAAAAGAAGTAATAGAATCAACTCTATTTTTAATTATAAACATAGCTGGTGTTGCACCCAATCCATGACCAACAGTAGCACCAGCATTTCCTGTTCCAGTATAACTTACAATACTAAATCCAGCTGTTGTATTAGCTGATACTGTGCTTGTGATAGTTCCTGAAGTGTTTGATGTAGTTGTATTTGCTGCTAACCAGTTCCATGCTACATAAGTTTGTCCAACTTCATTCCAACCAGTATTGTCAGTTGAACCAGGAACAGTTGTAAAACCATCTGTATCAAAGGTGGTTAAATAACCATATTGACTATTTAGTTCTTCTGCATTAGTATTACTACTAACTAATCTTTTTCCTGAACCCCTTATTATATCAAATATTTGATCACCATAAGTTGTTGTTCTAACTTTTTGCCAAACCCAATCAGGTTTAAATCCAACTCCAGTAAAACTTCTTCCAGAAGCATTACTTGCACCACTCCAAATTATGGTATTAAAATAATCTGTTGGTAAATCTATATTTGTATAAGCCATGTTCTAACCGTACTCCGCTAAGTTTTTAGTGCATAATGCAAAGTACCCTGATGGGACTGCATATTCAAAGTTTCCAAATCCATCTGCATCTGCGTTTCCTGATGAAATAGTGAATGGTGGAGAGCCGAAGTTTAATTCACAAGATTGACCAGCACCTCTAAATTCACAAAATGCTAACCATAATAAAGTTGTATCTATACTTGAATAAGTTGCATTTGAACCTGTTGCAGGATTTCCAGTTGAACCAGATAAATTATAATAAGTTCCATTAATACCTATATAAAGTTTTGCATTATCAGCATCAAAAGCCATATTCATAATATTACCAGAAACTGGATTTGGAAAACCAGCACTTTCGCCAGTTGAACCATTGTTTCTAAAATAAGCAAAAGAACCACCTGCATTTTGAATACCATAAACACCAGCATTTGAACTTCTATCAGTTGCCATTGTTACATTCTCACTACATATTCCCCAAACTCCACCATCAGCACCAAGTTTAACTTCCCAATACCATTTACCTTTATTTACAGCAAATGTACTTCTAAAATTTTGATCTCCAGCACCAGCACCTTTTAAATTTCCTTCTGTTAATGTAACACTTACACTTGATAAAGAATTCATTGTAGAAAAATTATTAGTAGGAGTATCTGTGCTTTGATCTACTGATGTTAGATTATTTACTGTAAAATTATTTCCATTTCCTGAAGAATCTGTTCCAAGTGCTGAAGAATTTGCAAACTTTAAATAAAAACCATTAGTTCCAAATGTACCAGTATAAGGTATTGGTTTCCAAATATTTGTATCTGCGTCTGTTTCGCCGAAATCAGATGGTGTTAATGCTTGACCATCAATCATATATACTTCTGCCATGTAGCCAGCATATTGATTAGAACCACTTGAATAATTACCAACAGTTATACCAAGACTAGCAGTGTTT